GTTTATTGCCGGCGAAAATTGAAAAACGGCATGTTGATGGAGGGGACCAAGGGATTGGAGACACTGAGTAAACAGATTATCCGCAACCTGACGCTGGTTAGACGTCGTTCGTTACAAGTACACTCATCAGAAATGAATTCGGCATCAGAAATTTTCGCTTTTCTATAGTGATGCTTACTAGCTTTAAAATGTCAAGTAACATAAATACAAAACCGTTAAATCAACAGGATTAAGGGTTTCGGGCACTTTTAATGCACAGGCGGCCAAGCCAATGCATGGTTCCTTCCGCAGAAGGTTCCAGAGATCTTTGTTTGTCGTCATTTAGCACCAGAGGTTAGTTTTATAACCTTGGAGCAATTCATAACGGTTGGTTTTCCAATCAGGATAAGGCGGGAGGTTGATTTCAACGTCACGACATGCTCTCTTGATTGTATTCATACGCTGTCGGTACAATGCTTCATCGTACATCGCGTATTCGCGCATCTGGGAGTCAATGATCAAAGGGAGTTGCTTCGCTTCGAGGTCACTGTTGTGGTACCAGTTGCACATTTCGTCGATCACCTTGATGTCAAGTTGAGCGACATGCCTAGCATCTGCTTCCGACCAAACGAATGAACGTTTGAGAAAAGTCACTTCCGTGAGTTTTCGTGTGTCAGCAACATGTGTGCCAGTTTTTGCTTCGTCAGTGTAGGTAACTCCGAATTTCGGAGCCACTTCAGTGACTGAGTTCTGATTAAAGAACTTGCTTGCCAAGTCAGAGACGTTGACAATGTTGTCGTCACCATAAATGATGAGGGCAACGTTTTGGTTAAATGCTTCCATTGATTTTTGACCCTGCGGTGCAGACTCAAGCCAGAATAGACGCATTAACATTTGTCCAATTACAGTATTAACTGTCGCGGTGAGATAGACACCGGAAGGCATGCAGTGAGTTTGTCCATAAACTGTGCGGCCATAGATGTGAACGGATGATGCTATTTCAAGAAACAAGGTGGCGCGAACAAGTCGCTCCTCCTCGGATCCATCATACCACTCCTCGATGACATCTAATGCTGACCACAATAATTGTGAGGACACACTGCCATCCCATCCGGAGTAATCTCCGGCAAAAACTTTCTTACCCTTCTGTTGCAGATGGATAGCTAGATCTTGCCAATCAATCCCGTAGGGGTTGATTCCGATGGAGGATTCTGTGTGAATCCTGTTTTTAGCTTGGTGAGCCACAAATGCACCGAAGTACATGCGGCAGAGGATTGTGAAGTCGAGAGGTGAGGCAGAAAAGACGCGAGTCTTTGCCACGGCCACCTTTTCTAATGGGCGTCGTTCATCCTTTAAGAGGTCTTGCCAATAACATTCAATTCGTTTGCCGTCCTTGAGGAGGGCCAAATCGTTTGCTATCAACTCTCTCAAGGAGTCAGTCAGCTCAAATTGCTCGTTATCAATCCAGGTTCTTTTACCAGGCTTGTTCTTCTCCTTTTGTTTGCCAAATGGGAAACCAGGAGATGATGAAAGTGTGAGTGGTTGGAAGAATTTGTTTCCAGGTTCTCCGAAGCAAGCTTCTTCGAGCGTGAAAATCTTTCGTTCCGTTTGATGCTCTCCGTTTATGTAAACGCGAGCGACATCTTCAGCCACCATAGTCATCTGATCGAGAGGAATCATTGGATTGACTCCCCCACATTTTTCTAGTCCGCGTTGTAAAGGATCAACCAGTTGATCGTTTATCATCACGGGCCTCAACACTGCTGGTGCAGTGATGGGTTCTTGAATGCAGCCTGAAATAGAGGACTTGGCAATTCCGGAGGAAGAGATTTGTCCAGCTATTTGTTCGTGGTTTCCTAATGGAAGGAAAGCACCTTGTCCTACAGTCACAATTGCCGAATCGACATGTATGAGTGGAGGTGCATCGTTGAGATTGAGATTAGCTTCTTTGAGCCATCGTGCGATTCGAGAACCGGACAATGGAACAGCGAAGCCAGATCCTTGACTACCTGCAACGTGCATGCCGCAAATTTTGCGTTCGAACCTTGAGTTCAGGGCGATGAGGATTCCTCCACAATCACCACGCTTGGTTTCAGCTTGATAGCCGATTGCTGCCATCGTTTGGCTCGTCGTAAGATACGAGGAGTTAGTGATGGTTCGACCAAACATTCTAGGGATTTGAAAAATCGTTAGAATGGAGTGGTCTCCTTTGCCTGGGAGAATTCTGTTAATCGCAAGGGCGGCTGGGTGGCCGTCCAATTGAGAAAAATCTTCTACTCCAACAAAGTGTTGAGTGATGTCTGCAAATCTTGGGACAGTTTGAGGTAGTTTAACTAAAACTAGGTCAATTGGTCCTTCAGAAGTGTTGCACGAATGAAGTTGGATTTGTTTGGCAAAGAACTGACAAAGCGGGTCGGCTTTGTAAGTCTTCAGGTTCCAAACTTCTCCATCTTCTACGCAAATCTGCGTAATGTCATGTCGATACGTGAGCATGGTGTTGCCACCTAGCATGAGACCTTTGAACAAAAAATTGCCGTCGGTGGTTGTAATGTCAACCATGTTGCCTAAAAGGCGACACGATATAACATCCCAAGCGTTGACGTCGATTTGTCCTTCAGTCTGAATGCGTAATGCTTCGCCCAATTTGGGTGCATCTACATTTGCACTGTATTCTACAGTGACTCGTGCTGCTCTTACATTTTTGGAAGAGCTGGATTCGACAACCACTTGTTTTCCACGAACCTGTTTTGAGGCACGTGATTCGATTTCAACACGTCTTCCTTTGACGTGAAGATTTCCTCGTGATTCGAGGTCGATTTCGAGCTTATCTTTAGTCGCTCCAAAGAACATATCTTTGAAAAAGCTAGCTGCTTTGAGCAAGCCTATGCAAGTAAAGAGGATTGATTCGTACAAAACGAAAAATCCAAGCACGGAAAGAACACATCTGCCGATTACGCCAGTCTTTTCAGAAACAAAACCCCACATTTTGAGTAGGGTTGAAATGTATGTGCTCTTAATGGATTCCCAAGTGGTCCTTTCGGGTTTATCCAATTCGATTCTTGGAATCAGTTTTGCAAATTCGTGAGAGTTCAAGGCTGGGCCAAGTTCTTTCAGGAATCGCGTCCAAATTTGCTTTGGATTGGCATCAATGGTTCGAAGGTTCTGAGAAAGGTCGAGCCAATGTGCTTTTGAAGTCATTTTGATGATCCAGTCCTTATTGATTTTCTCAAATGAGTGAGCGAGACAAGTGTCCGCCATTTGGTCAATGGTGTAAGGAATGAAATAGAGAAGGTTGGTTATGTAACCAACGTTTTCTGTGTAGAATTCAAATGCTGTTGCCGAGAGCAGAGAGAAGTATTGAGGAGTGAGAAACCCGTTCGTTGCGAAGAACAAACAAGCTGCTTGAGTATCATCATTGTGACACTCAATTACTCGTCGATAAGCTTCCAGAGCTTTCGTGAAGCCAGCCAGCATGGGTTGCATTGCTGGTAGCTTGTCTTGCAAAAACAATGACAGAAACAAGTTTGAGTCATTTTTATGCTGGGCAGGTGATCGTTTGGCTAGTTTAACTAACCAACGAGCATACTCCCAATTATTGTAACAAGTGCAGTTATTTCGTGCACATGTTTCCAATGCTTTTGTGACGATTTCTAAATCATAAACTTTGTAGTCTATGTCTCCGTTGTCGTCAATTGGTTGATTCATGTCTTTGAGACTGAAACAGTATGGTGAGGTGACAATGTTTTTCACATCGTCAATGGCTTCCATGGTTGGACACGTAGGTACATCGAAAAAGTATTCCGGTGCAGCTGGAGTGTGGAACCAATCTGAGAAACCTTGAGATCTCACGGGTACTGGTGGATCAACTTGATGGTTTTGAACTGGGGTTGTATTGATTGGTCTTGAAGCAAGACCAGCCAAAGTCTGCATGAAATCAGGATCTGATGCATAACCCATTAGGTTCTTGTTGTAATCTTGAGATGAATCGCGCTTCGTTGAATACGCGCTCCATGTCTTATCACAGAATTGTGACCAATCCATTTTTTTTCCGTCTGGGAATACAAATTCGTAGACGTCGAAATCTGGCCTGGCCTTGGTTTTTGTCACGTCTAGGACGCGATGTGTTTGTCCGCTAAGATTGAGATCTTTAGCATATTCATTCTTAATTCTAACCTCACAAGTGAGATCGAATCGTCTTAACAAAGCATCTGGGTACGTCAATGATTGAACATTGAGCGCACTAGGTGGAGTGTTGGATGACAACAGAATGAATTTTGGTTGGACAAAGACTTTTCCTTTGTCTGTCAAATCAGCCATATGCGGTGAAAACGGCATATTGTTAGCCAATCTGATGACTTCCCAGAATTCTGGGTTTGGTACGCTTGCAGAGTCGCGAAGTTGTGCAAAATCATCGTAAACGATGTATCTACACGAATTCTTGAGTCCGTCCCAATACTCATTCTCGGCTTGCCGAAAATGAATATTTTTTGCGAATTCAGAGGCTGTCTCCTCTGGGTCCCGTCTCATCATTTCAATGAGCATTGGGATTGTGGCAGTTGATTTGCCGACGGATGTTGTACCGTGCATGTATATTATGAATGGTTCCTGGCGAGGCCCGGAAGCAAAACCTAAGTGATACAGTTTGGTATTGAGTGTGGCGACTTGTTGAAAGTATTGAACTATCAGGCGCGACACTGCTGAATCCTTGATTGATGAGCAAATTTGTAAAAGACGGAGTCCGTCAATATACAATTGTCTAACTTCTGCGGCATATTCGGGTGTGTAGGTTTCTGGTGTAAGATTTCTCGAGAGAATTTCTTGCACGCTTGTTACGTACTTATCGAACATGTCTTGATTTTCTAAGAATGGGTCTTCATGACCGAGTCTTATTAAAAACCATGAGATAGATTTTTTGCAGATCTTGATGAGGATGTCGGAGATGTCTCCTAATCCACGATAAGCTTTTGGAAGCATATCAAGTCTTCGCAACCATGTGTCAACGTCGTTTTTCTTTGTTACGACGCCAAAACACAAAGCACCAATTGAGCCAACTAAGGCTGAAGAGATGCTTGTGAGGAATTCTGGTGAGAGCATTCCTTGTGGTTCCACTGTTGTTACAGTTATGTCTTCGTTTTCTTGGGGCAGGGTTCCTGCGCCAAAATAGTCTTTGACATATTCGAAAAGATCAAGGATAGAATCCTTGAAGCTTTCAACAAAAGTTGATGCGACAGAAAATGTGACCCCGGAGGAACACAAATATGATACTGTGGCTGCAATCTTGTTTACGAGTGGAGCTGTTGCGATCTGGAAAATCCAGGTCAGTGATTGAACTACAAATTGAGTTACTTCATTATGGCCTTGCGGCAATAATTCAGTGATACGATCGGCCAGATGGGCGATTTTCTCACTAGCGCGTCCGAATTTGGACGCAGCACTCATTACTTTGATTCCGGCATTCGCCGTTGAAGTGGTTGCGTTACCTGCTGATGGAGCAAGTTGTGCAAGGACATCGGATGTTTGGTCGGCAATAGCACTGAACTTAACTAAATTTTCATTAAGTAAAGCAGTACTAGAGGGGGCCAGTAAATCCATGAGACCTTGTGGTTCAACGTCTTCTGAATCTCCGTATTTTTGGAGTCGGGCAGCTTTTCGCTGCCATTTAGTGGTTTCACCATTTGCGCATTTTATGCACAAATTTTTGGGTGCAACGAGAAAGTCA